GTCTAATACTAATTGTCTTGCGCCTGTTGTTCCACCTAATGAACTTGATTCAATTGAATCAAAACTTGCTGTAACTTTTTCTGCATTTAAATCTGTTTGAATACTTGTTATACTTGGTGTTGCTTCAGCGCCGGCACTATCTCCATAATTTAAACTAAAAGTAAATTGAAAATATCTTGCCTTAATAGCAGTTACAGTATCACCTACATTTACTGCTAGGCTTGTGCCACTATCTATTGCTCCACCGGAACTATCAATAGTATCACCATAGACAATAGTTGTTGTCATTGTTCCTGTTTTGCTTACTAATGTTAAAGGCAATACTTTTTCTATGCGTCCATAGTCAGTAATACCTGTTGTAAATGTTAAAGGTAAAGTAGGAGTTAAATTCCAACTAGATGAATAAGTGTCCCAGCCATTGGTTAGGTTAGCCCACGTCTCAGTTGATAGTGGTTGATAAATTCCTTCTGCAAAATATCCGTTGCTAGCCATATTAAGTTCCTAAATTGTGACTTGTCACTTGACTATCACCTCCAGCAGGACTTACACCTGCATCCATGCCCGCCACAGCAACTAATGGATTTTGTAACAAATAATTAAGATACGCTTCAATATTTGATCCTGTTAAATTACTTCCTATAATAGGATCGTAATATGTATAATTTCCTAAATTACTACCATCTGCATGATATTCTCTTCCGCCAGCAAACACTCTGCTCCACTCAAATTTTACAAAATTAATATCTTTGTGATTACTAAAACCTTTAGTTCCAAACTTTATAAAATGAAAAGGTCCAGAGATTGGTTGGGGGGCCCAAGCCGCAAATTGCGATTCATTATTAAAGTATCTAATACGAATTGCATCAAAGGATGGGTCAGCTGGTAAATTTAAAAACAACCCTACGTCCATCTGTTGTGATGCTCCAGTAACAAGATCTTGACTGTTACGATAAAACAAATAATCATTTGAAATAGGTTTGTTTAATGTATATGTCTTACCATCAAAGGTTGATGTTTGTTTAGTTGCATACACTAGACTACCTTCTTTGTCTGTGCCAATTACATTAGGATTATGAAATGCTAATCCTTTTGTGCTACTAATATTAACATGAAACCCACTAAATTTTGTTAGTCCATAGCCTTCAATTCCAAACTGATCTTTTATTGCAAATTTATTAGGAACGTTAAATAAGCCAACGTTAGGATATGCTTTAAACAAACTTACGTCAAAGAAGTTTATAGGTGGTCTTGGTGGCAGTGGATTTTGTTCTTCACTTTCACCTGAACTGTCTGGATCTTGATTTGGAGGTAAAATTCCAATTGGTATAACTGGAGTTCCTCGTTGTCTTGGACGCAAACTAATTGGATCAGGATTAAAAATTGCCGGAGGAATATCTAATTGTCCTACGCCTCCAGTTGCAGGATATATAGACGCATCATGTTCAACTGCGTTAATGTTGACAGTCAAGTCGGGATTTAAATCTACTCTTACTATTCTAAATGATACATCTGTTAATTGTAAAACTGTATCTGTTATTCTTATAACATCTCCAACTTCAACTGCATGAAGTTCTTGTGTTGCTCTAAATTTAACAGAACGTTGTTGTCTTGATTTCAAATAAATCATTCTAGCATTTTCATATGCCATTGCTTTATTTGTAATTGTATGGAATGTAAATTCTTTAGACAACTCTTCATCATTGTCTATAGTTTTATCAGCACTTACATTATAAAACACTTGTTGGTTAGTGAATTCTAAATCAGGATCAACATAGTTTACTATTGCTTGATTTAATTTGGTTCTTTTTCTTTCACCTTGTAAAGTAATACCGCCATGGACAACATTCTTGTCAACGTCATATGCAATCTCAACAGTTGTTGAAGTAATGTCTGTGGCGTGTCCACCGTCTTCAACTTTTAATTTATATCTACCTTGTGTATATGGCATAATGCCTCTGCCACCACCAATTAAATTTTTTACATTAGATAAAATTTTACCATTAGTGTCAATAACAGCATTACAAGTTAATGCCTTGCCTGTGTAGGTATTATTATAAGTTACTGTTTGATCATATTTTACTGCCGCAATCCAAAAACTATATGCATTAATTTGTTCTTTAGGAATGCCAGCACCATAACGGGGATTCATTAAATAATCTAAAATACAGTTGGCTGGATTTATATTATAACTCTTGTTTAAGTCTGCATAGTCATTAGCTAAATTTAAAACTCCTACTGGAGCCATTTCTCTTACATTATAAGTTAACTTACCACAAATATCAAATTGAACTTGTGGTATGCCACCTCTAAAAGGATTATTATTAGCGTCGTCTTGTGTTTTAATTTCTTTCCATTCAAAACGCATTGCCACATAAGCAACACCAGACATAGTTCTATCTTTACCTGGCCAAACAGGAGCGTCTGATAATAAACTTGCTACTGATGGATTACTTGATCCACCATCAAAACATTGATGTCTTATTCTTCCTTCAAACCTGTCAGTAGTTACAGCAATATCAAGACCATTAGCATAAAAGCCACCAGGCCCAGATCCTGACCCAGTTGCGTATTCACTAGGCAATGGAAGTTCTACGTCATCAACTATAATTCTTTTTACACCTTTAATTTGTCCTTCTGACAATGCGTAAATGGCCCATAGATATCTGTTAGTATCGGAGCCTGTTTCTGCATGAACAAGAACTCCTCCAACTCTTCTAAATCCATAAACAACAGGTATAGCAACATTGGTTCCTTGCTTTGTAACAGTTACACCAGTCGCTTGTTGATCTGCTTGTGGTTGATCTGGAACATCAGGTGTGCCAAATGGTGCTAATAGGAAACTGAAAATGTCGCCGACAAATTCTACAATGACACTAATAATAGTGCCAATAACTTCACCTATCCATTCAATTACGCCGCCCATGTTATGCTGTTATCCTATGTATATAATGGTTGCCACAGTGGCTACCATTCTTATGTTCAAAATATGTTGATGCTCTGTCTATTGCATCTGCTGATCCTATCCAGTCTTTATTAAATGCACAAATATCACTTTCAAAAAACTGTGCTCCATGTTTTTTACAAGTGTCCATAACTTCAGCCCATAACATATCTGCAACAACTTTATTTCTTTCTCCATCTAAAATATAAAAGAAAGCTAACTGTCCAAACAATGTAGGATTCCATAATTTAGTATGTAGATAGAATATAGCATAACCTATAATGTCATTATGTTTTTCTACTACTAAACATTTAATACCATCATTCATTAATATTCTTTTTAATTGCTTTGACAAATAAACATCGTCAATAGGTATAACTGATTGAAATTCTAATTCACCAGCATGATATTTTGCTATGTTTAAAATACCGTTTAAATCTTTAGTTTCAAATTCTCTAATCACTACTTTTTCCCCCACCTTAGGTCTTTAATTGCTTCATGTGAATATTCCATGCTAAAGTCTGCGGGGTATTCTCTTTGGAAGTTTTTTAAATTTGTTCTACGGCAATTTACTTTTTCAAAGTTAGAAAATAAACTGTCTACTTGGATAGCCAGTCCTGCTGTTTTTTCTGCATCATTAATTTGATAGCCAGCAACACGACCTTGGAATATTAAAATAGGTCCATCGCCTGTGCTGTCGTCAATAACACTATTATCAGTTTGGTCAATTAATGTTCTGTGTATAATAACATCTTTATTAATAATTGAACTAACTGCAAACGTAGAAACTGCTGTTGCATCTAAGGCACTTAAAGTTATTGTAATACTTGTAATTGATAGTTCGGAAGTTTCACTAGCTGAGGTAATACTTAAAAAGATTCCTTGTGCTGAAAATGTTTTGGAATCGTAAACAATGTCATAAGGAGCGTCTGTGTAATATGTGCCATTAAGGTCCAATAGCAAATAACTTACAACGGCATCTCTTGCTAATGCTGTGTTAGTGTTTCCACCGGTAAGTCGTGCCATTAGTATACCTCTTGCACATCTATTTCAAAACTTACAAATCCTTGATTATCGTAACCATATTCTTGTAAATCATTAGAAATTATAAATCTAAATGCGACTTGGTTAACTGATATATTTTCACCAGCACTATCAGTGTCTACTGCTGTAACTAAGGCCGGTTGAAATTGTATTGTTCCTGCACCTGCTCCGTTGGTAGCAACATCCTCTGTAACCATATAAACTTTTGTATGATTAAAAAACCTAATAACATCGCCTGCTCTTAAAATTGTTTTACTTGTTTCATTTGATGTTACAGCAATACTGGTTGATCCAGCGGCCGCATCAGCACTTGGAAAAGTTACTTGGCTTGGATATCCGCTAACAGTATCTGATATAGTTGGAACAATTAAATCAAACTCATTTAAACTACCTTGGCATCTAGCAACAAAGGCTTGAACTGCCCTAAAGTCACCAGCCGCTGTAGATGGAAAAGCTAAAACGCCTTGCCATAGTGTAGTGGCATTGGTTGCTCTAACAGTTCTGCCACTTGCTGTTTCTGTTTTCTTTGTAATTGTTTTTTGTTTAAATTTAAGAGCTTTAAATCCTAAACTAACTGGAAAAAATCCTATATAAGCCATTAAGCAGTTACTCCTACTTTCCCTTGTTGATTCATAGCATTGTTAATAATACCAAC